ATGAAATACAAACTGGAGATCCACGTAGTTCAGCTTTAAATTTAATTTTGACTGGAAGAAGCCCACCACTAAATGCCCTAGAGTTAGGATTAACTGATCCTAAAAAAGGGATTGATGTAATCAATAGTTTGCTTTCTACAAAATAAGGAGTTTAAAATGTCCGGACAAAACAACATACATTGCCATTTCCTAGTCAAAAANACTGCTATGGATATGGCGAGGGAGGTGTATGATATGTACGCTAGNTACTCAAACGAGTTTTACAAAGAGAACAAAAATCAGGAGTCCTATGCCCAGTCATCTTGGCATCTTTTCTTAGAGCCTGCTCGAGCCACATTAGCAAAGTTGCTTACTACTTCGATAGACGAGAGCTTGAAAAATGACATACATCGTGCCTTAATCCAAGACAATGCTTTGCGATCTGGGAGAAGTGAGCGCATAGCAAAATTATACAAACGGAGTACCGGACAATGAACTGGAATAAAATTCAGCCCCTTTGGGCACTTGAAAATGGTCAAGGAACCGGCACTGAGCCTGCAGCAGAGCCTGCGGCAGAACCTGATGTAGAACCTAAGGTAGAACCTGCTGCTGAGCCNGAGCCAGAGCCCAAACCACAACCTGCCCCAAATGGAGTAGTAAAACGTATTGATCAGCTTACACGCGAAAAATACGAACTACAGGATCGACTGCAAAAAGCCGAAACTGAACGAGCAAGAATGGAAAGCCAGTTAAAACTTAACAAAGTTCTTAAACTGGATGGAGATCAACCTTCGGTGCCCGCAGATTTAGACGCCGAGATTGAGCGGCGGGCTAAAGAAAAACTTAAAGTTGAAATGGCTCAGCAAGCTGAAGTTGCTTTCAACAATGAGTGTAATAAAATTGCGGCTCAGGGCAAAACTCAGTTTAATGACTTTGATGAGTCCCTTGCTAACATAAATNCTCGCCTCGGCGGAATGAGCAGGGAATTTATGGAAGCCTTGATTGAGTCCGGCAAGGGTGCAGAGATTATCAATACCCTTGGTAAAGACTGGGAAAAAGCAACAGAGATTTTAGCTATGCCACCGATCAAGCAAGCGGTAGCCGTAGCAAAACTAGCGGCTCAGTTTGATCGGCCAGCAAGTACAGCCTTGTCAAAGGCTCCTGCTCCGATTGAGCCAAAGGTGGGTGGTAGAGCGAAGGCCGAACCAAGACTAGATGACCCAAATTTGTCTATGGCAGAATGGGCTAAACTTCGCAGCCAAACTAGNGGCGGCAAAAAATAGTCGATCATAAGACGTTCTTATGCAAGCTTGACACTAACTGAGGACTCAAGCACCTCATCTTGTTTTTGGTCAATGTCCAAGTTCTTTGACCAGAATTTATCATTTACCAATTAGGAGATTTTAATGTCAAACTCACTTTTAAGCATTAACATGATCACCCGTGAGGCGATCATGCTGTGGCGCAACTCAAACGAGTTTATCCGNAATATCAACATGCAGTATGATGACTCTTTTGCACGTTCTGGCGGCAAAATTGGTCAGTCACTGCGTATNCGTCTGCCGAACGATTATACCGTTCGTACTGGTCCAGCAGCTTCTCCACAGGACACCACTGAAACCAGCACAACCTTGGTTGTGTCTACTCAGAAGGGTGTTGACATTGAGTTTAACTCTGTTGAACGTACAATGACCTTGGATGACTTCTCGGCTCGTGTGCTGGCTCCTATGGTGAACAACCTTGCTGGTGCTGTTGCAGCAGACGTTATGGGCGGCGCAGAAGGTGGTATCTCAAACTTCACAGCAAACTTGGATGCAAGCGGTAACGTCTTGAGCCCTCGTCTTGTGGACTTTTTGACTGCTGGTGCGATCTTGGACTTGCGCTCTGCTCCCCGCAAAGGCCGCAAGATCATCCTCGATCCAATCACCATGGCTCGCAGCGTCAGCACCCTGACCGGCTTGCTTAATCCTTCGGATACGATCTCGAAGCAGTACGAAACTGGCATGATTGAAAAATCTGTCAATTTTGAGTTTTTCATGGATCAGACAGTTATTAAGCACAATACTGGTGCTTTCGTGACTGCTCCGACTGTGACTGGTGCAAACCAGACTGGCAACAGCTTGACTGTCAGCGCACTGAGCGGCCCGCTCAACATTGGTGACATTATCACCATTGCAAACGTGAACGCAGTCAACCGTATTACCAAGCAGAGCACCATGCAGGCTGCCCAGTTTGTTATTACTGCCGCTGCTGCCACTGGCGCAACTTCACTTTCCATCTACCCAGCAATCGTTCCTCCGATTGGCGGCAACCCAGTTCAGTATCAGACCACAGACTCGTCGCCAGTTAACGGCGCTCAAATCTCAGTTGTGACACCTACTGGCTCCGCTTATCGTAAGAACATTGCGTATGCTCCTGAAGCTGTGACCTTGGCCACTGCTGACCTTGAGTTGCCAAAGGGTGTGCATGAAGCTGCTCGTGAGCAGTTTGATGGGATCTCGATGCGTATGGTGTCGGCTTACAACATCACCAACGACGAGTTTATTACTCGTCTGGACGTTCTTTACGGCTACCTTTGGGTTCGTCCTGAATGGGCAGTTGCCGTGGGTGACGTGATCTAACTTTAGTGTGAGGGGGCTTAGTCCCCCTCTTTTTTACTGCGGAGGCAAAAATGAGTGGTTATAAAGGCGTTTACGCTAAGATAAATTTTCCCCCTTACAAGTTTTCAGAATTTCCAAAAGCAGTTAAAAATTGGGATGGTAAAACTGTTATTGTAAATAATCAACGAGAAGAACTGGCGCATATTGCATCCCAGCCTGACGCTGAGCCTGATCCGGTTTTGGTGGAAAAGAACAATTTGGCAGAACAGTTGGCAAAACAGACTGTTGAAATGGAAGCAATGAAAAAGCAACTGGCAGATTTGCTGGCTGCTCAAGCACCAAAAGCCGAGGCCAGAGAAATGGTCAAGTTAAAGTGAGGTAAATTATGGCACTTCCAACGGCGACAGCTTTAGACATCATTAACGAAGCTTTTCGTGATGTGGGCATTAAGGGGACTGGTAGAAACCTTACAGCAGAAGATATATCTACTGGGCTGCGCCGTTTAAATTGGCTGATTTCCCAGTGGAACCAGAAAAAAATCTTCATCTACCACATGGTAGAGTTGTCTTTGACCTCCACTGGTGCGCTAAGTTATACTTGCGGGCCAGGTGGAGATTTTCCATTTGTAGATGCCCCTAGGAAAATGGACTCGGCTTTTGTCAGACTTATCAATTCCGGTATTCCGGTAGATAGGTCTTTGGGCATTATTCAGTCTAAAGAGGACTATAACCGCATTAGCTTAAAAAGCATGGGCACGATACCAAGCTGGGTTTATCTGGATGAAAATTTTCCAGTTGCTACGGTTTACTTTTGGCCTGTTCCGGTGGCAAATATTTACGAACTTCACATTTCAGTGCCTATGGTACTGGCAACATTTCCCACCCCTGCTACGGCAGTTAGCTTGCCGCCTGAATATTTTGCAGCCCTTCAATATGCCTTAGCCCTTAGGATATGCTCGGCGTATAGGATTGAAGCCAGCAAAGAACTTATTTTTTTGGCAAGNGACGCAGAAAACACGCTTGTAAAAGCAAATTACAAGCAACAGTTGTTGAGGATGCCACAAGGACTTGTTCGTGATGGTGTTTACAACATTTATACAGACAGCTTTAACTAGGAGTAGAGAATATGGTAGCTTCTGCAATTTATAACCCTAATAACTTTGAAAATGGTTTCCGTCTGATTGACGGAACCAAGCTTAATGATCGGATTGGTAATCCACTACTCACAGCACAGTATGGCATTATTGCTACTGCTGGTGGTGGGCAAGCAAATGCGTATCCGCTTAATGCTACGTTTTCTAAAGTAGCAACGGTGGCTACAACTGGAGACAGTGTAATTTTGCCTAAAGCTAACATTGGTGACTCTGGTTCCATTGCAAATGCTGGCGCAAACGCATTTCAGCTTTTCGGTCAGACCAGTGACTTCATAAATTCAACTGCCGGTGCAACCGGTATTTCAGTTGCTTCTGGCAAAAACTTGTTTTATTTTTGTGCACAGACAGGTTACTGGTCAATAGTCTTGTCGGCTTAATAAAGGAGTAGGCTGGTGAAACTTCCTCTTATCGGCGGTAGTTATACTGCAAGATCACTTTTAGCAAATGCTCAAAGGTGCTTGAATTTATATCCTGAGAAGAACCCAGAAGGAGCACCAGCCCCATACACTTATTATCCAACTCCGGGACTTACAAAACTTGCACAAGGACCATTAGCTGGTTTTCGCGGCCTTTATACGGCTTCGACAGGCCAGCTTTTTGGCGCTCTAGGACCGTATCTTTACTATATTNACTCGTCTTGGGAGTTTATTAANGTTGGGCAAATAGCGGATTATTTGACTCCAGTGCAAATGAAAGACAATGGCATCAGTTTGGTGCTGGTGGATGGGACAACAGTTGGCTATCAGGTAAATTTATCTACCCTAGCTTTTTCTACCATTACCGATCCAAATTTTTTAGGTTCAACTCGAGTAGATTATCTGGATACTTTCTTGCTGTTTAATCAGCCTAATACTCCAATTTTTTACTCCTCACTAAGCAATGAGGTGGCATTTGATCCGCTTTACATTGTTTCGAAAACAGGCGGCCCAGATGATATTGTGGGCTTAGTTGTGGTACATGGGGATATATGGCTTCTTGGTACCCAGACAAGTGAGGTCTGGAATGACGTGGGCAATCCTAATTTTCCCTTCGCACAAATTCATGGATCATTGCTAAATCATGGCTGTGCCGCCCCGTATTCGGTGGCTACCTATGACATAATGCTTTTTTGGGTAGGTCAGAACCGATACGGCCAAAAGACTATTATGATGGGTATGCCATATCGAGCACAAAAAATCTCCACTTTCGCCATGGATGCAGAAATTCAAAATTATTCCACTGTGGCAGATGCAATTGGATTTGTGCTGGAAATTGATGGACATGCCTTTTATCGAGTAAATTTTCCGACAGCAGACAAAACTTGGGTTTACGACATTACAGAGCATCTTTGGCATGAAGAATGTTGGCTGGACACGAATGGTGTAGAGCACAGGCATCGGGCGCAGTGCGGAGTTCAAGCTTATGGAAGTGTGGTAGTAGGGGATTGGCAAACTGGCACTCTCTATCTTTGGGACACCAATAACTACACGGACAATGGAACTCAAATTGTACGGCGCAGAGGTTTCTCTCATATTGTGAACGAGAATAAACGAGTAGTTTATAATCAATTTACAGCCGATGCGGAAGTTGGAACGGAAGTAACTGCATTGGCAGTTGCTCCTGATTTTAACTTGGATTTCAGTGCGGATTTTGGACCAAAAGTGGTGTCAATTCAGCCAACTATGTATCTCAGATTTAGTGATACAAAAGGGGTAACTTGGAGTGATGCGATTGAGCAGACCATAGGGCAAAGTGGGGATTATTTGGAAATTCCAACTTGGTGGAACCTTGGTATGGCTCGAGATCGAGTGTTTGAACTTTTTTGGTCAGTTCCGGCTAAAGTGGCTCTTCAAGGTGCTTTTATTGAAATAACTCCAGGACGTAACTGATGGCAAATACTTTTCCAAACTACAACATGCCATTTACACTTCCCGATGGCACAGTAAATCCACTTTGGAGAAATTTTCTTCAGGGAGTTTACACAGCTACAAATCCAGGGCAACCGACTGTAGTGCAAGCTACCGGCTCCCCTTTGGTTTTTCAACCTAAAAGTGCTGGCACACTTTATGTTATTGGCGGATCGGTTTCTGCATTAACTATTCAGCGTGCCGACACTATTGTGCATACTCAGGCAGCTACTGCCGGATTTCGTATAGCCTTGGGTGATACTGTAACCGTGACTTACAGTGTTGCTCCTACAATGACATTTATGCCGGGATAGAGGAGTTTGGGAGATGAATAATTTTTTAATGATGGGACAGCTGGACACGCTCCCTCTTTTAGCATCGGTAACTCGGCAAGGGCACCTTTGGGGTCAATACAGAATAATGGAGCACATGCGTGGTGATTGGGAACTTACTGATATTGTTCTTAGGCATAATAAGTTTAATGAAGGACAAAGTTACTTGATGTCGGTTTACGGTGAACTGGTGGTGGAGAATTATCCAGCACGAGCACTTTTGCCGGAAGTAAACTCTCTGATCCAGACTTTGGTCGGGCGGGTGAGTGGAGAGCATCTTGGGCGAGTTGCCATTCATAAACTTGATGCAGGAAAAAAGCAAAGTGACTTTTTTGAAAAACTTGAAGATGTGCAAGATTTGTATGTCGGCAAAAAACTGCATGATGATTATTATGACTCGTATATTGTGGTGCTTCAAGGGGATGTTGGGGTGGCGATGGAAAGTGGTGGGGAAATTATTTATCCGCCAGTTAGCTCAGTATGGTGGGTAAATAGAAAAGCACAGCTTGCGGTGAGTAATTTGACTGCCAATCCTCTTATTTGGCTTTCAATCGACATTGCCTCTCCCAAAGAAATTTACACCCCAAACTGGAGTCAACTTGATGTCTGACATATCTTTTCAGCTTGAAACTTGGGATACCTTTCTAAGAGACTCTCAAGAACTCTGGAAAGAACATTATCAGATAATTGCTCAGGATAAGAGCATGAAAATGGAGCCGGATATCCCATCTTATGACTTTTTATTTAAGAGGGGGCAGCTTCAGATATTGACTGCCAGAGAAGCTGGGCGCATGATCGGCTATACTTTGATGGTGGTTAGAGCCCACATGCACTATGCTAGCACTCTTTGTGGATTTGAAGATGCCTACTACCTTGAGTTGGCTTCGAGAGCCAAAGGCAGAATTGGCATTAAGCTGATTAAAGAAACTGAGAAATGGTTAACTTTGCGTGGGGTTAAAAGAGTTTTTTGGCATACCAAGGTTGAAGAAGATTTAAACTTGGATAAACTTTTTGCCCACCTTGGTTACTCTCACTCGGATAACATTCACACTAAAAGACTAGGATAAACAAATGGGTATCATAGGATCAGTAGTTGGAGCCGGTGCTAGCCTGTTTGGGTCTTTGAGTGCGTCAAATGCTCAATCAAATTCAGCAGCGGCAGCGCAAGCACAGCAAATGCAGATGTTTAATACGACTCAGGCAAACCTGAAACCGTATATGACGGCTGGTGTTGGTGCAACAAATATGCTGACAAATGCGTTGCCGAGTCTTATGGCACCTTTTCAGCCTACCATGCAGGAATTAGCAAATACTCCGGGTTATCAGTTTACACTTAATCAGGGTTTGCAGGGAGTGCAAAACTCGTATGCGGCTCAAGGTTTAGGAAGTTCTGGTGCGGCTCTTAAAGGGGCAGGACAGTATGCTACCGGCTTGGCAAGTAACACTTTTCAAACTCAGTTTGCCAATAACCTTGCGACAAACCAGACAGCTTACAATATGTTGGCTGGCACAGCAGGAATTGGTGAAAATGCGGCGGCTGGTGTTGGTAATGCTGCTACGGCTACAGGTCAAGGCATGGCTAACTCAATTATGCAGGGCGGTAATGCTCAGGCCGCAGGGTATCTGGGCGCGGCTGGTGCAGTTAATAGCGGCATAAATGGAGTGTATCAAGCTAATGCTTTGAATAGTTTGACTGGTAATAATTCAGGCTTTATGGGATTTTTGAATGGATCAGTTAATAATCCAGGTTTAACTGGCAATTATG